TCTACTCTAATCTTTTGTAATGGAATATTAAATAATTCTGAATAGTATTTCTTATAAAGTAGTATTTGTGCATTCTTAAACTTATCCGCCTTTTGATATTGATTCCAACCCATTGTTGAAGTCTTAAGGTCAATGATGATGATTGAGTTCTCAGCCATATCTCTTAATACAATATCAATAAATCCAATGAAGTTTACACCTTCTTTGATTTTAGCGTTCAAAGGAATTTCAATACCAACTAATTCATAGCCGGATTTTGAATAAAACTTTTGCATGTTCTTTGTAAGCCATGCTAATATTCGTCTACCATCTCCATAAAATTCTTCCAACTCTATTTGAGTACACGGTGTTCCTTCACTAAGAGAATCCTTCTCCTTAGTAAAAGCATCTTTCATTTTTTCTAAAAGAAGTTTATCTAAATTAATTTCATCTGCTTGCTTTTTAGAAACACCATACATAACCGAAAGGTAATGTTGAATTGTTTCATGCATTCCCGTACCGAAGATTGTGTGAATGTTACCAGAACTCTCACCCAATTTATCTATGTAGTTTAATTTGTATTGTTGTGGACATGAACTCCACATACTATATTGTGAAAATGATACTTTAGCCATTATGTTGTTTTATTGTATAAAGATACGAAAAATACCCGAGTATACCAAATTAAACTTTGAGTTTTAACTTAGTAATTTCTTTTGGATTTGTACCATAATTTTCTGCAATTTCCTTAATATGTAACTTACCATTTGTAGTTTCATAAAGTATTTTCAGATAATCTTCCGCTTCTGATTTGGATACTTCGTACTGCCTTGCTACCAATTCTACAATCCAATCTTCATACTTTTCAGATGAAGTTGGTTTCATATACTTTAAAAAAGCCCGTGTTTTGGGGATGATACCAATTAATGCCAAATACATTGCTTTAGGTGGTGCCTCCTGAATATATGGTTGTATATCTGCAATTAGTTCTATCCACTCAGGTTTCATAGAAAGAAAACGGAGTATCAAATAGTTACTCCATGTCTTTCTATCACTCTCATCAAGCGTGTCCCAATATTTTGGGTCTTTCTTATCCGTAATTGCGTTTAGATGGTCGAATAATGTTTTAGCCATATTATGCTTCTTCTTCTACTTTTAAACCCGGAGGTAATAATTCATTAAGTACTTCACCACAATCTCCACAAAGAAATAGTTCAACCGGCAGTACTTCATCTTTTGGTTTACCAGTTAATAACTTTGAAATTCTACGGAATCCAAACCCTTGTACGAAAATCTCACCACCACATTTCTTACATCCGATTGCTTCTGTTTTTTCTAATGGAATTGGTTTTTCTTCTTGTCCTCCGATTGGTTGCCCACCTGCTCCTAAAATGTTTGCCATTATATAATATTTAAAATTTGAATTAATGTAGCTGCTGCTATAATTTCTTTATCAATAGCAGTTGCTGATTTATTTACCCCATCGCCTAAAATTAAAATCACATTTGATGTGTTCTCACCACCATAATCCTCTACATTATCATACAAAGCTGTATATAAATCGGTAAAGTCTTTTGATTTAGAATCTATAAGAGCCTGTCTTACTTTCATATATTTATTTCTCTTATCATCATTTGATTTTAAGATATCAATAATTTTATTTTTATAATCATTCTCTAATAGATTTTGTACATCTACCTGTAATTTACCTTTGTTTGAATTTAGTTGACAAGTATTGATAACCTTACGAATATCAGGATAAGCTGCGTCAATAATTGGAACTAAATCCTTAACTTCAAATTCTACATTCTCAGATTTTAAAATTTTACTAACTTGTATTGCAACATCCTTTTTAGTTGGTGGTATGATTTGAAATGATTGACATCTACTTTGAATTGGTTCAATTACTTTATCAACATAATTACAAGTTAATATGAAACGACAATGTGCTGAAAATGTTTCCATTAAGTTTCTTAATATAGCTTGTGATGGCTGTGACATATAATCAAACTCATCCAAAAGAATAATCTTAAATGGTTTGAATCCCATAGAAGATGCGAAGTTCTTTACTTTGTTTCTTACAGTCTCAACGTTATTCTCATCCGATGCATTGATAACCATATAATCACAATCAATTGATTTTACAATTAATTTTGCTAATGTAGTTTTACCAGTACCCGCTTTACCATATAATAATAAATGCGGAATTTCACCATTTTCCAAATAACCCTCTACTTTTGATTTTAGATGTTCGTTACCTACATAATCAGAAAGTTTTGATGGGCGATACTTCTCTACCCACAAATTATTATTTACTTTTTCTTCTGTTTGTTCTATAAACATATTTTATTTTTTTATTTTCCAGTTGAACCAAATCCACCTTCACCTCTTTCTGAATCTGAAAGTTCTTCCACTTCTTCAAATTCTATTTGTGGATGTGGAATAATCATAATTTGTGCAATTCTATCACCTACTTTATAAAAGTTATTTGATGTATCTTCGGTATTTTTTGTTTCATCATAAAAACGGTCACCACCAAATACTTTGTTAAATGTAGCTTGTAATTCACCTCTATATCCACTATCAATCACACCTACTGAATTACTCAATTGCAATCCTGTCTTTCTAATTGATGAACGAGGGAATACCAATCCAACAAACCCATCTCTGATTTCCACCGCAATACCAGTTCCGTATGTAATTTGTTCAGGTGTATCTTTAATGATTTCCGTTGCTACTAAATCCATACCAGCATCACCTTCTTTAGCGTAAGTAGGAATTACTGCATTAGGCTTCAGCCTCTTTATTTTCACTTGCATTTGTAATAGTTTTAAAAGATTGTTTTTGTTTATTTCTCAATTCTATACCTTCATTGGTAAGTTCTCTAGCAAATAGTTTAAATACCTTACCAGTCTTTCCATTCTGAAAAGTTATATATGAATTCTCAACATTCGTAATTGTAAAAATTACTTTAGGGTCTTCATTTTTATCAGATTCATTATCCGTCCAAGCAAATATTTGTGGTTCATCTTCATCAAATTGAAAACACCACTCACATTCTTCATACTTTTTTTGTGATAAGGTAACCTCCGGTGATTTAAATTCAATCACTTCTTCTTTTTTTGTTTTTTTAGCCTTTGCCATAGTATTTTATTTTTTATCTTCCTACTTCTGATAGGTATTTTGCTTTCATTTCTTCCCAACTAATTCCAATAGCATCTATGTAGAATAAGTGTTCAGGTTTAATACGTCCTTCATCGTGTAGTTTTGTATATCTACTGATTGCATGTTTCTTCCACCATTTCTGAATATACTCATTACCTTGCTTAAACTTATCCTTAAGGATTAATTTATCTTCGGTGATTTCATTACGAAGGAATTCACATCCGTTTTCATACATCATAGCCATATATACACCTCTCTTAAAACCATGATGGTATTCGTTTGCTTTAATACTACACTCTTTGAAAATCTTTCCTAATATCTTTTGTTTGATACCACTAACAGGTCCGTTAGCTTCATATCCCATATTAGCACCATTACGAGCTCTTTCTCTAGTAATATTTTCGTCATACCACTCTGAATGATTTTCTTTAATCCATTGATGCCAAGGGTCATAGAATTTATCATCGGGCTTCATACTAATTTTACCAGCAGATTCTCCAAGTGTTTTGAAAAGTGGAATACCATTGTATTGAGAATGGATACCATACAAAGATGTTGTACCTACTGCAATCAATACGTTCTTATACTTTTCTTTCCAATATGCCCTAATCTCCGGTGTAGTTGTCATCATAGCGATTAACTTACCACCTAAGAAGTTATAACCTAATGGCTGGGTACATACAATAGTGGAAGCAATAGTAGTGTTGTTTAACTTACCATCAACAAACTTATTATCCTTAGTCCAACCAATGAAGTTATCTCTAACTGCCATAGCGGTAACATCGGATGCTAATGAAATTTGTCCTAATAGTTTTCCACCTACTCTATCCTTTACATTAATCTTAACATTACGGCCAGGGTTTGCTGTAAAATCCATTGTGTGAATCATACGTCTTACCGCTGCCCATTTAGTAGATTCCTTTGGGTCTTCTACGATTTCAACGTAAGGGTCTAACGATTCAATTTCTTTTATCGTTAGCTCCTTATTGTTGATATCAGTTGGTTTCCATTGAGAATCGTAATAAGATGCTATTTGGGCCTTTGCTTGAATCATTGTAGGTTCTTGTAATTCTACCCACTTCTTATACAATGTTTGTTCTTGTACACTCATTGTCATAAGGTAGTCCATATTTTCTATTAACTTCGTCTTTTCAGATTCAAAGTCAAAGACAGGTTTTTGTGGTTCAGTATCCCAAAAGCTCATAGTACGTTTTTTAATTATTTAATCTCAACTAAGTAGTAGTTCGAAGTATAATCACCATCAGTAAATGATACATGCGATAACCCCTTAGATGAAATCTTCAATGAAGATGTCTTAGAACCTTTGTTAGCCATTAAGATAGCTTTCAAATACTTTGCAGAAAACGCAATTGGTTCGATATCTTCAGTTGAATTAGTAGCAACATCAATAGAGATTCTATTTGAGTTGATTGAAGAATAACCTAAAATTATTTCAGATTTTCCAGCTTTAGAAGTGAATGTGAATGTATCTGCATCAGATAACGCTCCTTTAGATTTGATGAACTTATTGATAAAGTCATCATTCAATGTTACCTCCACATCAAATGGTGGTAATGCTTTCAAATCAGGTACTGCAGGAATCACCGATGGTGCTGCTAACATATATTGTACCTTAGTTCCTTTATCAGAGAACTTAACTGCTCCAGTTACTTCCTCAACTGAAATTGCCTCATCTAATACACTCAATAATCCTTTTAATTGAGATGTAGTGTAGATGCCAAATTCACCATTAGGGAAATCACTTTCTACCACCGTAACATCGCCTAATAAGGTTTTGTCATCGGAAATCATTCTTACAGATAGATTACTATCATCAGATTTAATCATAACGGATTCAATCTCACCTCCAAGGTTGTAACGATTGATAAAGCCATCGAATTTACTTTTGTTCATAACGAATTTAGTTTTAATTTATTTAAAGTTTATAATACACAAATATACGAAAAATACCTGAAACCACCAAATCTTTTAGAAAGAAAAGAATTGTTCAGCGGTTTTTTGTGAGGAAAGTACTGCACCCCATCCTAAAGCCCCATAGAAGTCCTCCAGTTTCTTCAATAATTCCCTTTCGAAGATTTTATCATAGTCGATATACGTCCTCACCAAATCCATTATTTCATCAGGATCATCATGTCCTTTGAAACCAACTGCGTCTAATCCAAATGGATTTTGTTTCAAATATACCCACTTAATCTTATCACCATCTCTCATTGGAGCGTGCTTAGCTGCACATTTGAAGTGAACTAACAATTGATTATGTGCAATTGCTGCTTTAACGTGCGCCGGAGTTCCACTATTAAATTGGAACATTGCTCTATTATCTTTCTTCTTTGGGATGTATTTTGATATTTCTTTTACCGCAGAGTTCTTAGCTATACTAACAACATTCATAGTAGATAATGATTTTTTGAAATCATAAATTCTATCAGTTAATGTCATTTCACCATCACCTCTTAGAATTGAAATCAGAATCTCACTCATAAACTTACGGAATTCTGCTGGATATGATGAACGAACTACGTCCAATCCCTTAACATCCAATCTATCGGTTGGGATTCCATTCTCCGCAATAATCCATTGAGCGTATCTTTTCTTAGCAATCCAAATACCACTTCGAGATACGAACTCTTTCTTAATTTGGAATCTATGTTTTTCTTTTGCTACATTAAATACTCTTTCTGCTAATACATCATAGAAACTATTTAGATAATCTTGCGTTTCACCTGCAATAGCATCTACTTTTAATGCAATTTCTTTATCACTTTCAGTTCTCCATTCAGGATATCTATGGTCTAATAGGGGAACTGCTGAAAAGAATACTGAATCCGTATCAATGTAGATATTATAATCTTCACCCTTCTTACCTAACTCTTTGTTGTATTTAATGTTTACCATTTCCGCAGTTGATTTAATTACGGTCTGCCCAGTTAATGTTACAGCTTCTGCATTATCAACATCATAGAAACGGAATGCCGGCAATCCTAATACTCCATATAGGGAGTTCAATAAAATCTTTTGAACTAACTGCCTTTTCTTATAGAATGCATATTTTTCTTTATCTCCAGCTTCACCATATTTTTTCTCTAACTTACGGAACTCAACCCTTTGGTCAAACCATAAATCTAAGATAGCTGGAATACAACCTACTTTATCCGTTGTATATAATACACCATTAGATGATACTGCGTATTTACTTTCATCTAATAGTTTTCTAAGGTTTTCTTTTGTAATAGTTTTCTCACCAATATTAAAAGTATCAATCTCACCCTTCATAAACTTTTGTGCATCCCAATTACTAATCTTAGCTACTTTAGTTTCTGGTGAAATGTTAGTTGTCATAATGATTGATGGATATAGCGAAGTTAAATCCAAGTCATATATCCAATCATACTTACCAACGATAGGTGCCTTCACATAAGCTCCAATGAATTTCTCTTGCTCATTATCTCTTAGAGCTTGCATCATTTCCTGTCTATCGGCAGGTTTGTTTGGTGCTACAATGTTCTGTCTTTTAAGGTAACATAACATCGCACCTTCTAAGAATTTAGATGAATAAACAAAATCTTCATAGGGTACATGTCCGGCGTGGCAGATACCTCTACACAAATCTACGAATTGTAATTTACGTTCCATGTCAACCACCAATTGTACGTCTACCAAGTTATACTCAATAAACTTTTCAATATCGGTTTTAAATAACTCATCTAAGTTACCAGCATATTCTACCTTACCTCTACCCAATTCTTTCATAGCTACCGTATCCAAACGATAGTTATCCAACTCAACATAAGTGTAAGATTTATACAATCCAATGTAATCTAAATAAGATACACCAGCCATAAAGAATCTTTTACGATATGGTGACCAGAAACATTCTCCAATAGGTGATAATCTATTAGCATGTTTAACACCCAATATTCTTTTAATACGATTGTATAGGTACGGAGTATCAAAGTAATC